GCATGGCACCGGTGTGCCCGATGGCAGCGAATTCGATCTCCTCCCCGCACTCCTGGCACGTGGGCTCGACTGCCACTTTCAGCGTGTTTGCCATGATCGCCTCTCCAAGATCATGTTGGTTGACTCATCAAGCGGGCAGGGAGGTTGCTCTCACTCCCCCCTGCCCGCATGACGAGTGACAGCGCTACGGCCCACCTTGGCCGGTCTGTCTCTCGCAGGTGCCCTGTACTGGCCCCAAGTCCACCGGCGGCTGTCAGCATCGGATTCCCCTTTGTCCCCTTACGGGAATGCGGGCTTACCTTTCGGCCTAGCTCCGTTTCCGCCGCGCGCTCTTGAGGGCCAAGGGCCCTTACGCGGTCGCAGTACCGGGGCCTTGACGGTCATCGCGCCTAGGTGGCGGCTGGAGTCTCTTGCGCGGGGCTATGCCCTCACCGCGCACTCGACAGCCCACCTGTGGTGGTCGCTCGCGTCTCTGCTCTCCGCAGTACTGCCCCGGGATGTTCTGGCCTCCCGGGCCGCCCTTCTGATCACTCCCGTTTCGCGGTCCGCCTCGCGGCGGTCCTCCGGTCACCCCGTGGGGCGCAAGCGCCCCCACCGCGTCATGCGCGGCGGTCGTCACCCGGTGGTCGTGATCTCCAGTTCTCAAGTGGTCAAGATGTGAATCTCGGCCTCAGTCACTCGCCGATTCCTCCCGATCCGGGTGGATCAGGCGCCCTCGGTGGTGAGGGCATGAGAGTTTCACTGACCACGATCGTGGTCAATACCCCACAGGAAAATTTCTCCAAGATCTTTTCCAGACCTCTTGTGAGCTGGGCTAATGAGGGTTGCCTCAGTGGGTCAAGATCGTTGGATGCAAGCGCATGCGAGCACGTTCGTGGTTGCGGAATGTGATCAGCGTGGATGTGGGGGGCATGTGAAGGCGTGGCCGGGAGTGTCCGGCGCACTCGGAGCGCATGTAGCGCACACGGGGTGTGAGACGCATAAATGCACGTCAGGCGTTGCCCAAGGCATATGACAAGTCATCAAGCGATGAAAACCGGTCGTCCGCCTTGTAGTGAGACGCCAGTCACGTTGCGTCACTAGACGCAACGCGGGTAGCGGAAGCGGAATGACTTACCGCCGGTATCAGCGGTGAGCAGGAATGATCCTCTCGCGCGTGCGCGTACCGGTGCCTCCGGCCCCGGACTGCTGGCCGGAGGCACACATGCGCCCTACGGGCGCACGGCCACTGCTGGGTGGCCGTGCACTGGTGGTGCGTCACCACCACATGTGGCTGCACCTGTGGTGGTGCAGCCCCTTGCATGTAGGCCAGTCGGCCTACGGATCCATGGTGAGGTGGACAGCGAGCCTGCGAAGAGCAGGTGAGCGAGGTGTCCACCTCGCATGATCGGGGGCTGAGGCCCCCTCCTGGCCACCCCAGGTGGCACCATCTGTCCGGTTTCGCACCGGGACTGACCCCCCGGTGCTAAAACCGCCTCAGCCCCNGATCCCTGGTCTCTCACCAGGGATGCGTGGGCAACTACCCAATCTGGGCCGCCGGTGGCGGCTTTGGCGGGCCTGTCGGGCCCGTATTCCGCGGCCGTTGTGGCCGCGCCTGTGCGCCCTCCGCCGGGGGCGCTGCGGTCCCGGCCGGCCTGGCCGGGGGCAGGGTTAGCCCTGACGGGCTGGACCTGGGCATTACTCCAGGTCAACGCGGCTGTCTGCAACAGGTCTTCTGATGTCCGCCACGGCGTTCCGACCTCCGGACGCCTGTTGCTCGTGGGTGCGCCTGGCCGAATCCGGGCGCGCTTGTGCGGCGCCCTCTGACGGCCTGCGTCGCATTTCAGGTGCGGCGACCGGGGAGCGTGCTCGACCCGGCGAGGCAAAGGCTAAGGGACCCCCCGCCGAATTGAAGATCTAACCCTCTACATTTGTTTAGACGGTTAGATTCTGACTGCTAGCTGAATTGCGCTAGCAGGGCGTAGCCTCCCCCGCTGGTCGGCCCCCAGGGGGCTCCAGGACGCGGGGAGGTGTCGGTGGCTCGTCTGGCGGTGAACAAGGATGGGCGCCTGGCCGCTCCTGGCGGCCGGGACCGCCGGATCTCGAAGGCCTCCAGCCAGGACCGCAAGAACATCATCTTGGCAACGGTCCGCATGGGGCACACGATCGCTGAGGGCTGCATTCAGGCCGGCGTGGTGCGCAGCACCTACGACTACTACCGCAAGCGTGACCCGGACTTCCGGGACCTGATCGACCGGGCCTTGCAGTCCAACGTGGAGAAGGCGGAGGGGAAGCGGGAGGAGGTCCCGGACTTCCCCGAGTTCTGCGAGCGGTACCTGAAGACGCAGCTGTTCTGGCACCACTTGCAGTGGTATGACCTGCTGGAGGGCCGGGAGCCCCGGGACCTGCATCCGCGGCAGCGGTTCGTGAAGGGCGACGAAGACCAGATCCTGGTCAACACCCCGCCGGAGCACGCCAAGTCGACCACGCTGACCGTGAACTACGTGGTCTGGCGCATCGTTCAGGACCCCAACGTCCGCATCCTGCTGATCTCCAAGACGCAGGACATGGCGAAGAAGTTCTTGCTGTCAATCAAGGAGCGCTTGGCGGAGTCCGAGGCGTACTTGGATCTTCAGCAGGCCTTCGGCCCGCCGGGCGGCTTTTCGGAGGGTTCCGCCTCCTGGACCGCGGACCGCATCTATGTGGCGGGGCGTACAGCGGGTGAGAAAGACCCGACCGTCCAGGCGGTTGGTATCGGGGGTCACATCTACGGCTCCCGCTGTGATCTGGCGATCATGGACGACTGCGTTGACCACACGAATCATCAGCAGTTCGAGTCTCAGATCACGTGGATTCAGAACCAGGTGGGCTCGCGTGTGGCCGACGCCGGCGGGCGGATGCTGCTGATCGGCACGCGTATGGAGACGGTGGATCTCTACTCGGAGATCCTGAAGCCGCAGTACTACGCGGAGGGTCAGAGCCCCTGGACCTACCTGACGCAGCCGGCCGTGCTGGAGTTCTCGGAGGAGCCCGAGAACTGGGTGACCCTGTGGCCGAAGACCAACAGGCCGCCGGTGACCATCGCGGCCCGCAAGCTGGTCCAGCAGGACGAGAACGGCCTCTGGCCGATGTGGGACGGCAAGGCGCTCGCGAAGAAGCGCCGCAAGATGAGCCCCCGCAACTGGTCCATGGTCTACATGCAGGACCAGGTGGCCGATGACGCGGTCTTCAAGATGGAGGACGTCCAGGGCTGCGTGGACCGGGCCCGATATCCGGGCCGCATGTTCGACGGCCAGTCCGACCATCGCCGCTACGGAATGGATGGCCTCCTCGTCGTGGCCGGCCTGGACCCGGCGGCGGCCGGGTGCACGGCCATGGTGGTGGTCGGGCTGGACCGGCGCACCGGTACCCGGTGGGTGCTCGATGTGGTCAACCGCCGGGGGATGCCGCCGCACGAGATGCGCTCGGAGATGGAGCGCCTGACGGAGCGGTATTCGATCAGCGAATGGCGGGTGGAGAAGAACGCCTACCAGGCGTCCATCACGCAGGACCAGTTGGTCCGTACGTTCCTTTCGGCCCGCGGCTGCCTTATATCGCCGCACCACACGAACACCAACAAGTGGGACCCCGACTTCGGGGTCAGCTCGATGGCGCCGCTCTTTGAGGGGTGGCGGCAGGGCAACAACCTGATCCGCCTGCCGAGCCAGACCCGGAGTGAGGGCGTACGGGCCCTTATCGAGCAGCTGTGCAGCTGGTTCCCGGAGACGAAGGGCCTGACGGACTGCGTCATGGCCTTGTGGTTCGCAGAGATCCGCTGCCGGGAGCTGATGACCACGGACTTCTCCGGCTGGCACGTGAACAACAGCGAGTTCACGTCGCAGCGCGATGCCGCCGGACAGATGGTCGTCGACATCGACTTCGCCTTGCAACAGCAGGGAGCGGGCGCCTGGGACGGAGCCCTGTCGTGGTGAGGGAAGTGATGGACGGCGTTTTCACTCAATGCCCGGCATTGAGCCCGGTAACTGGCCGCCAGTGTATCCGGCTGGCCGGGGCGCATGACGAGCACCAGGACCAGCAGGCACGAGACGCGTACTGCCACCGCTGGACAGACTTTGAGGAGTAGACGATGGCAGCACCGCTGAGCGCTGACAGGCTGGTGGACGCCCTCCGTGCGGAGGGCGTCAAGGTCGTGGGACATGCGGGCTGGCGGGAGCACAACCGCAACCACCGGGGAGCCTGGGGACCGGTGAACGGCACCATGGTGCACCACACCGGGGCGTACGTGTCCGAGTCACAGATCATGGAGTACTGCTTCAGCGGGAGCGCCGCCCTACCGGGGCCGCTGTCCACCGGGGTCATCGGCAAGACGGGCACCGTGTACCTGATCGGCAACGGCCGGGCGAACCACGCCGGGGGCGGGGACCCGCGGGTCCTGGCCGCGGTGACGGAGGAGAGCTACGGGGACGCCCCGCCCTCGCCGCGGTACGGCCAAGGGGACGCTGACGCGATCGACGGGAACACCCACTTCTACGGCTGGGAGTGCGTCAACTCTGGTACGGGCAGGGAGAGTTGGCCGACCGCCCAGTACGTGGCGATGGTCAAGGCTCAGGCCGCGATCTGCCGGGCGCACAAGTGGGGCGCGAAGTCCGCGATAGCCCATCGGGAGTGGTCGAACCAGAAGGTGGACCCCCGCGGCGTCGACATGGCGAAGTTCCGCCGGGACCTGGCCGCCTGCCTGGCCAAGCCGGCCGGGAAGTGGGGTGGGGCCACGACCGTGGTGAAGCTGACGGTCGAGCAGCGCCTCGCGCGCCTCGAAGCGAAGGTTTTCGGCTAGTTCTGCTTTAGATTGATAGGTAGGGAGGTGTCATGGCAGACATATCCAAGATTGCGGCTCGCGTAGAGGCGCTGCGCCGTGACGCCCATGAACGGGACAAGCGGCATCAGACGGTCTTCGACGCCCGCGCGCAGAAGATCGACAACATCGCGCCGGGCTCGATGCCGGACGCCTGGCCGCGCCCGATTACCGCGAACATCCTCGATACCTCCGCCCGCCAGCTGGCAGAGAACTTGGCGCCCCTGCCGTCCATCAACTGCGCCCCCGGCGTGGTTACTTCGGAGCGGCAGAAGAAGTTTGTCGCCAAGAAGACCAAGATTGCCTACTCGTACGTCCTGGACTCGGGCCTGAAGCGGCAGATGCCGACAGGTTGCGACTGGTACCTGACGTACGGCGCGATGCCGATTGTGGTGGAGCCGGACTTCGAGCATGGCCGCCCGCGGCTGCGCATCGACAACCCGATGAAGCACTACGCGCAGACCGGCCTGTCCGGCAAGGTCATCAGCTACACCAAGGTCTGGCGCGAGGGCGCCCGCCAGCTGGCCTCGAAGTTCCCCGAGCACGCAGAACAGATCCTCGGCAAGCAGCAGCCCTTCGGCGGCGGCCAGCAGGTCACCGGCGATACAGAGCTTGAGCTGGTGAAGTACTGCGACAAGGACAGTTACGTCCTCTACATGCCGGAGCGCAAGAACCTCGTTCTGCTGGAGACGCCGAACGCCTTCGGCAAGGTCCCCGTCGCCATCGGACGGAAGCCCACCTGGGACGACCAGGACCGCGGGCAGTACGACGACGTGGTCTGGCCGATGCTCGCGCGCAACCGTGTTGCGATGCTCGGGCTCCAGGCCACGCAGCAGACAGTCAGGGCCCCTTTGGCCATCCCTACCGACGTTCAGAAGATCCCCTTCGGCGACGATGCGGTGATCCGCACCAACTCCCCGGAGAAGATCCGGCGCGTGGGCACGGACATGCCGCAGGCCGCCTGGCAGCAGGATGCCCTGCTGGCCGCGGAGGTCATGAAGGGCACGCGCACGCCGGCCTCAGCGACCGGTGACGTGGACGCCTCGATCATCACCGGCCGTGGTGTTGATGCCCTCAACGGCGGCTACGACATTCAGGTCGCCACCGGCCAGCTCATCATCGGTGACGCGCTGGAGCGCGCCCTGGAGCTGGCTTTCGAGATGGACGAGAAGTTCTGGCCGGACTCCAAGAAGTCCATCAGCGGCGTCATCAACGGCACGCCCTTCGAAGAGACCTACACGCCGGCGAAGGACATCAAGGGCAACTACCGCGTGAGCGTGAGCTACGGCTTCGCCAGCGGCATGAACCCGAACCAGGCGCTCATCTTCCTCCTCCAGCTGCGCGGCGATCAGTTGGTCAGCCGGGACTTCGTCCAGCGGCAACTCCCCATGGATGTGGACGTGGCGTCGCTCCAGGCCGAGGTGGACAAGGAGCAGACCACCGACGCCCTCAAGCAGGGAGTCTTCGCCCTGCTCAGCTCCATCGGGATCATGGCCCAACAGGGCATGGACCCCACCATGCTGCTCACCAACGCGGCCAAGCTGATCGACCTTCGCGAGAAGATGCCGATGCACGAAGCGATCTTGACCGCCTTCCAGCCGGAGCCCCAGCCTGCGCCCCCCACGTCCGCGGCTGGGCCTTCCGGCACCCCGAGCCCCGAAGAGGGCGGGGCCGGGGTGCCCTTCGGCATCAACCCCACCACCGGCATGCCGGGCGGCATCGCCCCCGGCCAGGCCCACTTGGGCCCCGGCGGCAAGCCGGACGTGATGAGCCTGCTCGCCGGGCTGACCAGTAGCGGACGGCCTACAGCCTCCGCATCCGTGAAGAGGAGCGTTCCGGCATGACGTGCCAGACATGCGGCCGTCCGGGCGAGAACGGCAAGCCCACTCATTGGCTGGGCTGTCCCGAGGCCCTGCGCGAGCACGCGCGGAACCTCGTCGAACCCGACCTCGCCAGCTCGCTATGCGAGCACGACGGATGCTCGGAGCCACGCAAGCCCTGGTCCGGGAAGGGCGCCAAGCCCAAGTACTGCGCCGAAGGCCACAAGTAGAAGGAGATCGACATGTCCGAAGGATTCGCGGGCGACCCGTTCCACGAGGGCGGCAACAAGCCCATGATCCACCTCAAGGGCGGCATGGAGCAGCCCAACACCCAGCAGCCGATGCAGGGCGAGAACGCCGGGAAGAGCCAGGGCAACGCCACCGACACCACCGGCAGCATCGCGGGCTGGAACACGACCAGCCTGGGCGCCAAGCCTGCCCCGACCGGGAGCAACGACAAGAACAAGGCGCACTAAGCCATGACCCGCGGCGGATACAGGCAGCCGGGGAACCCGGCCCCCGTCAGCGGGCCGGGCGCACTGAGCAAGCGCACCGATGGCGGACCGTCACAGCCGGTCCGTGCGCCCTCGGGCGGGAAGTACGGGGAGCGCCAGGAGCTGGAACAGCTCCAGCAGGCGGCCCCCGTGTCGGCGTCTCCCGGCGGGGACGTCGGGGCGCCGCAGATGGCGGATGTGACGGCCGGCCTGGTGGGCTTCGATGCCGCCACGCAGGAGCCGGACACGCCGGTCACGGCCGGTGCGGCCAGGGGTGAGGGACCGGGCCTTGAGGCCCTGGGCCTGCCCAACGAGCCGGACCAGGACTTGCGGCGGCTCGTGATGTACCTGCCGGTCTTCGAGCACATGGCGAACCAGCCGGGCAGCTCGAAGGCGGCACGGAACATGGTGCGCCAGCTGAAGGGAATGGCCTGATGGACTGGTGGAACCAGCTGGGGAACTACCTGAGCTTCTTTGACGAGACGCCGGCCCTGGCCTTCGACATGGCCATGAACGGCCCCAACCCCAACCATGTGGGATACGACCTCGCCTTCGGCCTCCAGGCCGCGCGCACACCGATCGACGTCTACCCCGCGGAGACGATGTTCGGGCCGGAGGTCTGAGTGGACTTCAGCGACGTCCTCAAGAACGTACGCGATGGCTCCCTGGCGGTGCCGATCGTGGGCACCTACGTGGGTGCAGGTCTGACCTGGGCCATGGGGGACGAGGACGAGGTAGGCGAGTCCGGAACAGGCCAGTTCATTGAACAGAACCTTCTCAAGCCGGGCTCCAAGCCCCTGGAGAAGGCGCTTCACGGCATGGCGTGGCTGTACGACAACGGCGTCAGCCAGCCCATCTCAACCTTCCTCCTTCAGGGTACGCACGCAGAGAGCGGCAACTTCGAGGATCTGTTCAAGGCATCAGCCTGGGCCAAGGCCTGGCACACGGCGAACAACGTCAGCCCCGGTCAGGCCTTCTGGGCCGACCACGGCGAGGTGGAAGAGATCCTGAAGGGCCGCCCTCTGTACGCCACGCCCCCCGCGGCGTACCTCCCGGCCGGGTGGGATGAGCTGTCGGAGGACGAGCAGCAGCGGATCCTGAAGGACGCTGGAGCCCCGGTCGTCGGGAACCGCGCCGTGGAGCAGATGCGCCGGGACTCCGACTTCTTTAAGTACGCCTCGGGCGCTACGGACTTCGCGGTCCGCTGGTGGCTGGACCCCACGGTCCTGGCCGGTAAGGCGATTGGTGCCGCACGCACGAAGTACGTGGTCACGCCCCGCCCGAAGGGCGGATGGTCCGGCGAGGACATTGGCCGCATGATGGAGTCCTCGCGGATGGCCAAGGCCCAAGAGTTCATCTGGGCCAACAAGGACAACCCGCAGCTCATCAACAACCTGAGCATGTTCCGCAAGTCGGCCCTGGGCCCCCGGGCCGGCGGCATTATTTCCCAGCTCAAGAGTCCGGAAGAGGTCAGTCTCTTTCTGCGCACCACCCTGGGCGACGTCCAGGCGCGGGCTCAGCTGAAGAGTGAGAACGCGGCAGCTGCGCTGCGGATGAACGCGGTGGACGAGCGCATTGCCACGCTGGAGCTGGAGGCGTTGCCGCGCGTACAGGCGCAGGCCAACGAGACGGCTGAGGCGATGGTCAAGAGCCGCATCGACGAACTGCGCCTTCAGCTCCAGGCGGACGAGGACCTGGTCGCCCGGTATGACGCGACGCTGGGGCACTATGCGGAGCTGGACGCGCTGAACCTGACGCGGTACTCGGCCTCGCGCGCGTACACCCGCACCGCGAACCAGAAGCTCTTCCGTACCGGCCCCGCTCTCGCGACCACATCGGTCAGGACGGAACGAGGTCTGACGGCCACCAAGGCGCCCGGTCTCGCGAAGACCCGCATCTACGCGTCCGACATGTTCGGCAGCTCGGCTACCTTCATCCGCTCCTTCGCAGAAGCGCACCCCAACGGGATGATGGCCATTGACGACATTCATCCGGAAGCGGTTGACGAGCTGCGCGGCTTGATCGCCCGTATCCCGGGCATCGGCCCGGACATCCGTGCGGGGATGCTGAACAGCTACCTGAAGACGACGACAGAGGGCGAGCGCATGGCGCTCCTGGAGGAGATCCAGGGCACCGGCGTGACCAAGGTCGCGGAGAAGCACGGGTTCACCTATGACGAGGGCATAGCCCTGTACAGGGAGTACCGGGCCAACGTGACCCACGGTCAGGAGGAGCTGCGCCGGTACTCCGCCGCCAACTTCGACGGGGAGGCCCAGTCGGTGGACATCTTCGCCGGTGCCGATGGCCGTCTGAAGATCCACCCCAACATGGTGACCAAGTTGGCCAACGATCAGGTCTTGATCGACCTGACCATGCTGGACAAGACGCTGGCGCGTCATGCCAGCGCCCTGAAGGCTCTGCGGACGTCCAAGGCCGGCAACCCGGACTGGATCATTGACGGTCTGGACTACATGTCGCACATGTGGAAGTTCGCCACTCTCTTCCGCTTGGGCTATATCCCCCGCGTACTGGCGGATGACCTTCTGGGCCAGGTGGCCCGTCTGGGCGCGGCCACGATGGCAGTGCGCGCCGGGTACGGCGTGAAGAACCTGGCTTCCAACTTGCTTCAGTGGAAGCGGGCTTCGTACTACGAGGGTGCGGAGGCTACGGCCCGCCAGGGGATCAAGTTTGCGGATGAGGAGATCGCGGCCCTTCAGCCGGAGCTGGACCGCATCAAGACCAGCTTTGACCGGGCTGAGGTGGTGTACCGCACCGACCTGAGCAAGGCCCAGGCACGGGCGACCAAGGCCAACAACACGCTGGCGGGCATGAGCCGGGCGGCGGACCCAGTGAAGTACGCCGCGATGGAGAAGCTGGCCGCGAAGCTCGATAAGGCGGCCCGGGATGCCCAGAAGCGGATGGGCACGCACTCCCCCGCCAGGCGTGAGCGCCTGGCGGCGCTGACGGAACAGATGGACGAACTCCTTGCGGGCCGGGAGATGCAGGTCACCGCAGCGGAGGCGGCCAAGGCCGTGAAGCTCAAGGGCTTCCGCCAGTCCTCGCAGCTGCACCGGCCGGTGAACGTGGGCGGCATCGAGCTGCCGCCCGCCCTGGCGGGCGAGCAGGGCGAGTACTACATGAAGCTGATCAGCTCAGACGACTCCTTGCGCACCCTGCTGGCGCGCAACAAGCAGCTGATTCACTCCAACCTCCAGCGTTCGGGCAGCACCAAGGCCGCCGCTCCGATCTCCTACCCCGGGACCGAGAAGACGTTCGTTGAGGCCTGGCACAAGGCCATCAACCACCAGATCATGCAAGACGAGCTGGCCCTTCAGGCCGTCCGCGGCGCCTCCATCGAGCAGATGGCCGCATGGCTGACGAAGACGCCGGCCGGCCGGGCGTACCGCAAGCGGCTGGGGATCAAGTACTCCACGCCGGACCGGATTGCCGCAGCCGTCTGGCATGAGGTGGACGAGTACATGCCTGCCGCCTCCGGCGTCCGCGAGGCCGCCCTGAAGGGCGAGGCGGACATCGACTATCTGACCGAGCTTGCCAAGACCAAGCAGTACCCGCAGTACGTGCACAGCTCCCAGCTTGGGGAGGCCCTGGCCGGATCGAACGCGGTCTCCCGCTCGATGGACCACGTCATTGACTGGTGGTACAAGTGGGCCGCCTCGATGCCAGCTGACCGTATGGCGCGGCACCCGCTGTTCAATCAGCTCTATGAGGGCCACGCCCGGAACTTGGTGGGCCAGGAGATCAAGCAGGGCGCCAAGGTCACGCAGGCGGACGCTGACCGCATCGCGGAGACGGCCCGCCGCCTGGCGCTCAAGGACACGCGCAAGCTGGTCTTTGACATCGCTCACCGCTCGGATGCCGGGCACATGCTGCGGTTCATGTCGCCGTTCTTCGCGGCTACCACGGAGGCATGGCAGCGCTGGGCGCGGATCATCGCTGACCGGCCGCAGACGGTCGGCTACGCCTCGATGTTCTTCAACGCCCCGATCAGCTGGGGCTGGGCGCAGGACCGTGACGGCAACAAGATTCAGCGAGACGGTACCGTTTCGGTAATTGACGAGAAGACGGGCAAGCTCACACAGAAGTTCGTTCCGAAGAGCGAGCGCCTGATCATTGCCCGTGTGCCGAAGTTCCTGGTGGGCTCGGACGTCGGCAAGGCACTGGGTCTGGACAGCGTCGACAACCGGATGAAGAACTGGAAGATCTCTCAGGACAGCGCCTTCCTGATCACTCAGGGGGATCCCTGGTTCAACCCGGGCACGGGCCCGGTCGTCTCCATCCCGGCCTCCCTGCTGGTGCGGGACAAGCCCAAGCAGGCGGAGTTGCTGCGGCATCTAGGTGTCCTGCCGTACGGACCCACGCCCGGCGGCATCGGGGACACGGTGGTGCAGCAGGGCCTGCCGCTGTACGCAAGGAACTTCCTGAGCGCGTTCGACACCAGTGACGAGCGGTACCAGCGGATCAAGTTGCAGATCATGCAGCGTGCGGCCTATGAGCACGCCAACCTGGGCAAGCCCATGCCATCGGCGAAGGAGATCGCCGACCAGACACGGAACTACTGGCTGTTCTCCGCGGCCACGGCCTTCACACAGCCCTTCGCGACGCAGAAGGCGGACAAGTACCAGTTCTTCCGCGACCAGTACAACGCGCTGCGCCGCATGGACGCGATGACCGCGGACGAGAAGTTCTTGGAGCGCTTCGGCGAGAGCTACTTCGTCTTCGCGCAGGCGACCAGCGAGAACGAGGGCGGCATCCCCGCCACGATGAAAGCTGTTGAGCTTCAGAAGAAGTACGCGGACGTCATCGCCGAAAACCCGGAGCTGGCCGCACTGATCATTGGACCCGAAGGGGACGGCCCGTTCTCGCCCGAGGCGTACGCCTACCAGCTCACCACTCCCCTGACCCCCGGCGGCGCCGAAGCCCAGCGGACCAAGCTGTCCGCGGACGAGGCCATGGCAGAGAACCAGCGCCGGCTGGGCTGGGCGCGCTTCACGCAGCTGAACAACGCGGTGACCGCACAGCTCCACAGCGCCGGGTTCGACTCCTTCGAAGACGAGGGCGCCGAACAGTTCAAGGCCATGCGGTCCAGCATTGCCAAGCTGTTGGGCGCGCCCACCCTCCCGGACGGCGTGACGGAGAACCCGTATTACAACGAACAGTGGTCGCAGGACTTCTACGCCATCGACCCCATGCGGTACGAGCGGCTGATACCCGGCCTCACGGCCGTGGCGAACAGCGACCTGGCCAAGCGGAAGAACCGCACCGACCTGTTGCGCCTTCAGGAGTACCTGAGCTACCGCCGGGCCGTGAAGGCCGCCCTGGCGCAGCGGGACCAGGCGGGC